TAGATGACCGGGCTTAGCTTGACCGCACCGCCAAAACTCAGCAGATCCAGCGCGCTGGTGCCGGGGTTTTCCACCGCCATCGCCGCAATTGGCGTCACGGTGAAATCAGCCGCCCGCGCCGTGCCGAAAAACGCGGCCACCTCGGCCTCAGCCGCCGCCGTCCGATCCGGGCTGCCCGCCCGATCCGGTGCCTTGGAGGTGGTAATCCGCCCGCGCCATGGCAACACCGCCTGATCCTCGGCCCCGCTCCACGGATCTGGCAGGCCATTGCCCGGCATCTGCTCCATCAGGATGAAGGGGTAATAGAGCACCTCTTGCCCCGCCTGTTGCAACGCCAGAATGGCCTCGATCACCGCCTGATCGGTCGGCGTCCCGCCATAGACCTCGCGGCCTTGCGCATCCTTGGGCACCTCGCCCGCCTGCGCGCGGCTCAGGCTCGACACCCGCCACGGCATGTTCGACGCCTCGAACTGCTTTTGCTCCACGCGCGGCCTGATCCGGCAAACCCCGCAGCGCAGATCGTCACCGAACCAGCTCACAATCAGCGACACCGCCCCACAGGCCGGCAGTTCCTCGACAAGTCCCTTAATCGCCGTAGCCATGTCCGCACGGGCAGAGGGGCTGTTGATATTGGCAATCCCACTCGATCCTAGGCCAAAATTCATCGTGACCGGCGTCGTGGCCAGCGCATATTCGCCCGTGCCGGGCAGTAGCGCCACGCCCCGCACCGCCCGCACCGGATCAAGATCGGCACCCGGACTGCCCGCTTGCGACGGGCGGCACACCTCGAAACTGAACTGCGGCACGCGGTTGCCGAACTGGCTGATGTCGAGATCCTCGATCACCACATAGGCGGTGCCGCGATAGGCGGGCACGTTGCCCGCGCCTTCCACCGCCTCGATCCGGGGGTCGGGCAATTGATCGCGCGTGCCCTTGTAGACCTGCATGTTGAGGCTCGTGGGGGCCACCTCGGTCCCATCCGCCCAGACGCGCGCCACACGGGTGATTTCGCCCTCGCAGAGCGCAAGGGCAAGGCTCAACGAATAGCTGATCGCCCGTGTGTCGGGCGTGGCGGGGCGCGGCGTGCCCTTGCCGCCGCCCCGGCTACCTTGGGTCACGGTCACATTCTCGCGAAACTCGGTCGCCCAGATCACCTGACCGCCCACGCGCATGCGCCCATAAACCTGCGGGATGGCATCGCCCTCCCCCGCGCCGGTCAGGCGCAACCGGCTGACGCGCCCCGTCTCGACCACTTCGGATCCCTGCCCCAGCAAACGTTGATCAATCGAACGACCGATCACGGCCCCGGCAAAGCGCCCAATCGCCACCGACGAGAGGCCAAGCGCCGTGCCCCCCACCGCGCCGCCAATCGCGGCCCCTGCGGCGGATAACAGAATGGTTGCCATGGCTCAGCCCTCCTTGGGAAATTCAAAACGCGCCACGATGCGCCGCCGCCAAGGGGCGCTCAGCGCGGTTTCGACCACGCCATGCCCCGAATAGGCGTGAATGAAAGACGCACGCGCGCCCACTTCCGCGACCACGCCCAGATGCTTGGCAACAGACCCCTCACGCATGCGAAAGAGGATCACATCGCCCGCTGCCTCTTGCGCCAGATCCTTGGCCACCAGATGCCGCGCCGCTGCCTGCCACAGCGCCTCTTGCCGCGCAGGCTCGGCCCAATCCATCGAATAGGCGGGCGGGCGTTCCGGCTCGGCCCCCTTGATCTCGCGCCAGAGCCCCCGCACCAGTCCTAGGCAATCACATCCCGCCCCACGACAGGCCGCCTGATGCCGGTAAGGCGTGCCGATCCAGCCTCGGGCCGCCGCGACAATCCGCGCCCCCTGCCCGCTCATCTGCGGCTCCCGCCATCACGACGCGGGCTCTTGGTCGGGTCCGTGATCGTCCAGTCATCGCCGGGAATGTCTGGAAACCCCTGATAATTCAGCAGGTTGTCGAATTTGAACTGACAGGTCGTCCTGCGCTTGTCACAGCCCGCCTCGATCCGCAGCGCATCGCCGGGCGCAACCATCGCGCCCAGAGCATGCCAGAGCTCGATCACCCGGCCCTCGCCCTCGCTGCGGTCGCGCTTGATCAGTCCGATCAGCCCGGCGGCCGCCCCATTCAAAACCCGGATCACGCCATGCCGAAACCAATCGTCCTCAAACCCGCCCATTTCGGCAAAGCGAAACACGCGGTTCTCCTCCACTTTCTCGGCGGGGCGCTCCGAAACATACCCCGGCGTATCCAGATCAAAGGTGCAGGTCCGGTCCCCCAGAATGGCGCTGCATGCCTTTTGATAGACCCGCCCCAACGGCACGTTGAGCGCATCGGTCAGCCCGCGCAACTCGGCCTCGAACGCCCCGCCTGCGCGCCGCAACTCGCCCATGGTGCCGCGAAAGATCAGGCTGCGCGCTGTCACATCCTGCCAATTGACGAGCCACGCGCGCAACTCCGCCCCGTCATACCGCCCGGCCTCGATATCCGCCTCGCGGATGGCCGCATCGCTCAGCGCGCCCAAGGCCTCGGTATTGTCGACCGACAGCCCCGTTGTCTGCTGCAAGGCCAACGCACTCAGCCCGGTATCAGGGCGAAATTCCACGCCTTCAAACGCCAACAGGCGGTCGTGATCGGTGAACCCCATCACCACCCCGTCGCGGCGCGTCAACGCCCAACACCGGCAGGTCGTGGTAATGCCCGACTTGAGATGCTCCACAAGCCCGCTCATACCCGGATCTCCACGACCGGCACATTGGGCACCTCGCCCGCCTGAAAACTGGCAAGGCTGGTCTGAATACGGTCCGTATCGAACCGCACCGGCACATCGAATTCATACCCCGCCGTGACCGGAACGCCGCGATTGGGCGGTTCAGAGAACGTGACCACGCCAGTGAAGGTATCGACCTCGTAATGCACGCCCTCCTGCATCTCGACATTGTCGAGACCCAAGCGCACCGTGCCCTTGACCGGCTTGACGATGGGACGCACCGCCACCTGCTCGCCCGACCGATAGGACTTGAGCAATTGGAACGAAACACTCGCATCATCCCCCACACCAATCTCCTGATCCCGGTAATCCGGCGCGGCCTTGGCCCGGCCCGATTTGAAATCGGTCCAGTCCTTCCAGCGAAACCCGTAGAGCTGCCCACGCCGCGCCTCGAAGAACGCGATCAGCGCTTCGATATCGTCGAGCGACCGAAGCGCCACGCCCGCATCATACCGCCTGCGCGCCTGCGCCCAGGGCGTGTTGCGTTCCTCAAATCCGTTGGCGAGCGTGACGATATCCGTCAACCGCTCCGGCCCGCCCAGCGAGCCGAAACTCAGGCTCGCCGGAAATCTGACCTCGTGAAATCCCATGTCCTGCTCCTTTTCAGCGATTGCGTCCACCGCGCCCGATCACGCGGCCCAGTTGCGCCGCGATCTGCCCTTGAGAGCGGCGAAACCCTTCCGCATCGGGCGTCTGGATATTCATCACCACGCTGACAGACCCACCGCCCTGCGCACGCACGCCGAGCCGCCCATCAGGGCCACGGCTGAGCGGCATGATCGCCTCTGGCCCCGCCTCACCCATGAGGCCCGTGCCACCGCGCATCGGAAAGCTCACAGGCCCGCTCACCACGCCCCCATTGGCAAAGGGCTGCACGCGGCCTTGGGAAAACGACGCCCCCTTGGCAAAGGGAAAAAGCCCACCCACAAGGCTGCCGATCCCTTGTGAAATCAGCCCACCAATCTGATCCGTCACCGGACGCGTCGCATCGTTGAAGGCTGTGTTGACCATGATCGTGGCCAAACGACGCAAACTGTCCGACAGGCCATCGCCATCGACCACAGCGCCGCGTATGGCCCCGCGTAATCCCCGGCTTAGGCCCCGCTCCAGCGACTGCACATCCTGCCCCGCACTGGCAAAGCCGCCCTTTACCCGCGCCAGTTCCGCGCCAAAGGCCGCCGCCATCCCCGTGGCCTGCCCCATCGCATCATCAAGGGCGGCAATCTGCGCCTCAAGCTCGTCAACCCGCTCAAACTCATCCATCGCTCATCTCTCCTTGTCTGTCGGGAAAGGCGCGCAAAAGCGCCTCAAGCCCCGCGCGCGCCATGGGTTGCACACCCTGCCGTTCGCCCAGCATCAGGCGCAATTCGACCGGCGTCAGCGCCCAGAACTCAGCTGGTCGCAGGCCAAGCCCCTGAAGACCCGCACGCATCAAGGCAGGCCAATCAAACCGCCCGCTCATCCGCCCACCTCCGGCAGGGCAAAGGCCCGCGCCAAGAGTTCCGCCGCCGCCCGCGCCGCCGCGAGCGGTCCGCCTTCGATGTCGGCACTCAATAAATCCGCCGCCGATCCGCGCCAGCCTCCCCCGCGCAGCCCCGCCACGATCAGTGCCAGCACATCGCGCGTGGAAAACGCCCCGCCCTCGAACCGCGCCACCAGATCGACGAGCGAGCCGCTCTCCAACCCCGCCTCCAACTCGGCCAAGGCCCCCAGCGTCAGCCGCATCACCTGCTGCTCTCCGCCGATCACCAACGCCACCTCGCCTGCCCAGGGGTTGGCCATCACGATCACAGCACCGTAAAGGTCAACTGTCCCGCAGAGGCGAGCGCCAGCTCATAGG